CTCCATGTCCACCCTTTCCAAACAGTATTTGCTTTGGTTTTCAACCAAGCCATTAGCTTAGTTTGAGAGTGGGTACCATCCTGAGGAAGTTTCTTGAGGACTGCATAGATGTCATCATGCAGCGGCTTAAGAACCCTCTGGGTGAATATATCTAAGATAGCGATCGGCCGGAGTTTTCCAGCCGGTTCGCCCAGTACGTGAACGCGAGAATGGAGAGGCTTCTTAGGCTTCTCCTTCTCTGAGGTGGCGTTTGCCAACTCATCATCATACCATTCTAGGTAAGAACTACCTATAGTGATAATCTGCGAGATATCGATATTGATGCCAAAGATCAAGGCAACAGTAACAATAGTCTCTAAGATCGTAGTGGGTTTATCTATAGTTGTATTACCACTCCCAACCTTCTCCTGATTTGAAGTCTCAGAATCAAGATATTCTTTTGTAAGAGCGGCGGCATCGACATCAACTTTGTTGATTGCCGGGCTACCGTTCGGTCCCGCGGAAACCGGTGTGAAAACCGTGAATCTGTGAGGGCCCTCAGGTATCTCCCTTACCCCACCCAGTACTTTAGGAATAAATACTGTGCGAAGGAAGGTACGATACTGAGCCAAAATAACATCAAGAATCGGAGTACTAACAAAAGCAGGAGCTGTAATGGTCTTCAGTGCCTTCGACACTTTATGAGGCATTTCAATTACCTTATAAATGTAGAGGATACTGAGCCAGAACCTGATCACTTTATGTGATCGGGCCCTGATACCTGACCGGGCGCCGAGCGGCAGCCAGGCAGGTAGACCATGCTTAACAGCTACGCCGTAGCCGAAAGCAAATGGCCCAAGTGGAGAACCAGCGAGATATTGTTGGATGAGTAACATGGATGTCTTTAAACGAAGTACCAAACCAGTTGTACCTTGTACCTTAAGTACATGTTGCAGATGGGGGAGTACGGAAACAATGTCTTTGAACCAAGATTGAGTTGTTAGGGGTAAGGCAGCCCAATGCCCTACGGCAAGGGACCACCTCTTAACCAATCCAGAAAGATACAAGGGTATCTTCTTGGAGTCGAACATCTTTGACTCACGAGAAAGAAATGCTCTATAACTTCTACTTATTCGACTCAGCATCCCACGCCAGAAAATGGCGTGGCCCACAGTCTTAACTGGGGGGGAATTTTCAGGTTTCGGTGCTTCTATCTCCGCATCTCTTGGACGCGCGTCGTAGGGAACCGCCAAGACAGTTAGTTTACTATCTGTTGAGAG